ATTACATCAAGGCCGAGGCGCATGACGCCGTCATCGGGCACGTGGCCGGCGAGATTGCACAGCAAATGTCTGCGCTACCTGGCCGGGTCGCCGGCGTGCTTGCTGGCATCAACGAGCCGGCGCTGGTTCGCGCCCGCATGATCGAAGAATGCAACGGGGTACGCAATGCAGTTGCCAGCCACATGGTGGGCTTGGCGGGAGCGCTCGCAGCTCTCCGAGCTGAGCCTGCTCAAGTGGGCGCCAACAACCGCAGCGCCGAAAGCGACGACGCCGGACCGATGGGCGAAGGACAGTAGGAAATTACCGAAGGGTAGTGCCGAGCCAGGGCCGTTCGATGCGACCCGCGCACCGTGGTCGATCGCGATCATGCGCGCCGCGGTCAATCCGAAGGTGCGCAGGATTTGGGCGGCGGAAGGTTCGCAGGTTTCCAAGACCGAAGGCCTGTTGAACATCATCGGGCATAAGTTCGACACCGATCCGGCGCCGATGCTGTACGTCGGCCCGACGAAGTCGAACGTATCGAGCGTGATCGAGCCGCGCATTGCGAAGATGATCCGCGAGTGCGCTTCGCTGCGGTCCAAGACGAAGGCCGGGCGCCGGAGCAAGTTGATCAAGGAGATTGGCGACATCTCGCTGCGCATGGCGTGGGCTGGTTCGCCGACCGAGCTGGCGTCGGAGCCGATTCACACGGTATTGCTCGACGAGATCGATCGCATGAAGGCGATCAAGGGCGAGGGCAACCCAGTATTCATCGCCGAGGCGCGCATCGCAACGTTCCCGGATGGGCGCCTGATCGGCGCTTCGAGTCCAACGGCAGGCACCGTGGAAACCGAGAAGCATCCGGACACCGGCATTGAGCACTGGAAGGTGGCGAAGCCGGAAGACGTTCAGTCACAGATTTGGCAGCTGTGGCAGGAAGGCACGCGGCACGAGTGGGCAATGCCTTGCCCGGACTGCGGTCAGTTCTTCGTGCCGCGGTTCAAGCTGTTGAAATGGTCCGAGAAGGCGACGCCGCGCGACGCAGGAAAGACCGCGCGACTGGTGTGCCCCAACTGCGGCACGTTGCACGACGAGAAGTCGAAGCACCGGATGAATGCAGGCGCGACGTTTCTCGCGCCCGGCCAGAGCGTGGTCGGGTACGACCCGAACAGGCCGGGTTCGCCGACGAACAGCGAACTGCAGACCGGTGATGGCAACGGTGATGTCGTCGGTCAGCTCGAGGAAACGGAGGTTTATAGCTTCTGGGTTTCCGGTCTGTGCTCGCCGTGGCTTACATACGGCCAACGTGCTGCGTCTTACGTGCGCGCGGTGCGCAGCGGTGACCAGGAGCGCGTGCGCGCGATCATCAACACCGGTTTCGGTGAGTTGTATGCGCTCAAGGGCGATGCGGCGAAGCCGGAGGATCTGCGCGAGTCGCTTGGAGCGCCTTATCCATACGGCACGGCGCCGAAGGGCGTGCAGCGCATCTTCGTCACGGTTGACGTGCAGAAGGATCGCTTGCCGTTCGTTGTGCGCGGTTGGGGTTACGGCTTCGAGACATGGCTGATCGAATGCGGCGAGTTGTACGGGGCCGGCGAAACCGATCAGCGAGACGTCTGGGACCGCCTCGAAAAGCTGTGCATGCGCATCTACAACGGCATACCGGTTCACGTGGTCGGCGTCGACTCGGGCTTTCGCACCGACGTCGTTTACGACTGGTGCTTCAAGCACGGCGCCAATGCGTTTGCCATCAAGGGCATGGACTCGCCGCGCAAGATTTTCAACAAGAACGAGATCGAGTTCTCGCGCGTCGGCAGCAAGACGATCGCGAAGGTCGCGTTGTGGACGATCGCCGACAAGCACTTCAAGGCATGGGTGCACGGTCGGCTGAACCGTCCGCAAGATGAAATTGGCGCGTTCCATATCCCCGAAGGCGAGTGGGATTACGCCGCCGAGTATTGCCGCCAATTGGTTGCTGAGCAGCAATTGCGCTTGGCGTCAGGTCGCACGATCTGGATTGGCGGCAACAAGCAACACGATTTTCTGGACTGCGAAGCAATGCAGGCGTTTCTGGCGCATGCGAACGGTGTGCGCGATCTGCTGCCGCTCGATGCGCCAGCACAGGCGCCAGTCATTCGCGCACCTCAGCGGCCTGTCGTTCGATCATCTGGAGTGAGCATTTACTGATGGGCATCTATGCTGACGAACTCGCGGCAATCCGAGCTGCGAAGGTAGCTGTGCGCGGCGGCGGCCAGAATGTTCGGTACAAAGATCGTCAGGTCACGATGGCCGACTATGCCGCCCTGTGCGCGGACGAAAAGACCTACATGGCTCTCGCAGCGCAGGAAGCGCGGATATCTGCTGGCGGAGGTCGACTCGGCGTGACCTACGTGACGCCGCGATGAGTTTGTTCGATCGCATTCGCGGCATAGGCACACTCGATAAGCCGGTCGCGGAGATCACGGCTGATTCATTGCCGCCGAATTCCTCGCCGCGCTTCAACACGCGGTGGCTCGGCGCCTCTCAGGTCGTGCGCAGCCTTGCGTCGTGGTGGGCAACGATCGGCAGCGGGAAGAGTGATCTACATGCAGGCGAATCGCGCACGCTGCGCGCTCGCTCGCGCGATGCGTTTCGGAATCATCCACTCGCCCGCGCGGCGCTGACGCGCGCACGTACGAACATCGTCGGTACTGGCCTCATGTGCCGACCGGCGATCGATTATCAGACGCTCGGTCTCACGCCTGACGAAGCGGAAGCGATCAACGCGCAGCTGCGCACGTCATGGGCACGCTGGGCTGAGGATCCGCTTGAGTGTGATGCTGAGGCGACGCTGGATTTCTATGGCTTGCAGAGCCTCGTGCTACTGTCGGCGCTGATGAGCGGCGATTGCTTTGCGCTGACGCCGTTCGAACAGCGCGTGGGTGGCGTGTCCGGTTTGAAGGTTCAGCTGATCGAAGCGGATCGGATAGAGAATCCGAACAACTTGGCGAATCATGCATGGATTAGCGACGCTGATCCGGAACTGCACGACGGCATCGTACTGAGCAGGCTTGGCATGCCGCTCGGTTGCTGGGTGCGCAGCAATCACCCTGGCGACGATATGTCCGCGATGCAGCCGGCGACGTGGGATTACTTCCCAGTGTTCGGCCAGATGACAGGTCGACGTCGTGTCATGCACTTGTGGAGCGACAAGGATCGCCCCGGTCAGGTGCGCGGCGCTCCGTGGCTTGCTCCGATCCTCGAGCCGCTGCGGCAGATTTCGAAGTGGTCCGAAAACGAGATGATGGCGGCCGCCGTCTCCAGTCTGTTCACGGTGTTTCTGGAACAGACGCAACCGCCGATCCTTGCGTCGGATGGAAGCGAGGCAACGCCGTTTGGTGGCACGCCGACGGCCAACCCGGACACGACATCGCCCGACCCGACGACGTTTGCGCCGCCGGTGCAGGCGACGAATGTTGCCATGGGCAATGGCGCGATCGTTGAAACGCCATATGGCACGAAGGCGAGTTTCGCGAATCCTGCACGACCGAACGGACAATTCGATCCGTTCTTCGTGGCGGTCGTGAAACAGATCGGCGCCGCGCTCGAAATTCCGAGCGATGAACTTTTGCTGACGTACGCCGGCAGCTACACGGCGGCGCGAGCGGCCATGCTTCAGGCGTGGCGGTTCTATCTCGTGCACCGCGCCGGCGTCGGCGGTCAGTTCTCGCAGCCGATCTACGGGCTGTGGCTCGACGAAGAAGTTGCGAGCGGCCGCATTGCTCTGCCTGGTTATGCCGATCCGATTCGCCGGCGCGCATGGTCGAACGCGATCTGGATCGGCCCGGCACGCGGCGCAATGGATGAATTGAAGGAAGCGCAGGCCGCTGCCAAGCGCATCGAGATCGGCGTGAGCAATGAGTCGATCGAATGCGCGGCAATGACCGGTGAATCTCGCGATCAGGTGTACGACCAGCAGGTGCGCGAGATCAATCAGCGCAAGGCGGACGGCACTTGGGAACTGCGCCCGACCGGAACGGTACGTGTCACGCCGGCAACGGACCCGAACGCGAAGCCAGTTCCGCCGAGTGATCCGTCCGAATCTGACGTTGATCCGGATGCGGGCAACTAAGGACCAAAATGATCAACGCCTTTGACATCGCATGCGCTCAGCATTGGCTGATTTTGCCGGAGGCGCTCGAAAAGATTCTGGCGATTGCAAACCGCGATTTCGACGCTGATGTGCTGATTCGTGCTCGAGCGGATTGGGAGAACCGCAAGGCGCTCGCAACCCAGCGCGGCACACCGCTCGACGGCACGCGCACGGTGGAGAAACGCTCGAACGGCGTTGCGGTGGTTCCGGTCGTCGGGCCGATTATGCGGTATTCGAACCTGATGACCGAGATCAGTGGGGCTCAAAGTCTCGCTGTATTCGCGCGCGACTTCGCTTCGACGATGAGCGACCCGAGCGTCAACGCGATAGTGCTGAACTTCGATACTCCTGGCGGCGACGCACGCGGCATCAACGAAGGCGCAGCGCACATTGCCGACGCTGTCGCAAAGAACACGAAGCCGATTCTCGCCTATGCAGGCGGCACGTCGGCGAGCGCCGGCTATTGGCTGATGTCAGCAGTTGGGCCTGACGCAATCACCGTTGATCGCACAAGCGTGCTCGGTTCCATTGGTGTTGTTGCCACGGTCGAGGACACGACAGAACGCGACGCGAAGACAGGCAAACGCACATACGAGATCGTCAGCAGCAACGCACCGAACAAGCGACCGAACGTCGCGACCGAAGCCGGCCGCGCACAGTTCCAGGCTGTTGTCGATCAACTCGAATCGACGTTCATCGCGTCCGTCGCGAAGTATCGCGGTGTGACGACGGACGTCGTGAAGTCAGATTTTGGCCGCGGTGGCGTCTTGGTCGGCGAAGCCGCGGTGAAGGCAGGTATGGCCGACCATATTGGCTCGCTCGAATCAACGATCGCACGCGCGGCCGCACTTGCAAAAACACGTCAATTCGGAGGTTTCAAATGAGCGACAAGACCGTCAAGGTTTCCACCACGGCCGATCTGCGCACGGCGATCGAAGCCGGTTACACCAAGGACCAGATCGAGATCGTGCAGCCCGACAACTCCGCCGCACTCGCTGCGGCTCGCGCCGAAGGTCACGCCGCCGGTCTGACCGAGGCAAAGGCTTCGATGGGCGAGGCGAACAAGACGCTTGTCGCCGACGCACAGAAGGCCGAGCGCGCGCGCCTGACGGCGCTGGCCGAGATCGCCGAACCCGGTTTCGAGACCGAGCACAAGGCTGCGATCGAAGCCGGTCACACGCCGGAGCAGTTCGCGCTCGCGCAGATGAAGGCAGCGAAGGATCGTGGCATCACGCTCGGCGCGATCCGCAAGGATTCAAAGGGCGCGCCGCACGCGAATGCGCCTGCCGACGCCGCTGCAGCTGCCGAAGCAAAGTCCGGCTGGGACAAGATCGCGGCCAAGTACGGCGGCAAGAAAGCGGCATAACCCCCGTAGCAAAAACCACCCCCTCACAATTCGGAGAAATCCAATGAGTCTCGCTGAAACTCTCCACGCCGGTGGCTTCATGCTGTCGGGCAATTTCGACGCCGGCTATATTTCCGCCGACGCCATCACCATGAAATCCGGCCAGGCGGCGATCAATGCCGGCACTGTGCTCGGCAAGATCGTCACCGGGACGGCGACCGAAACCCACGCTGGCAATACCGGCACCGGCGCAATGGGCGCGATCACGGTTGCCGACGGCGCGCAGGCCGGCATTTATCGCGTCGTGTTCGTGCAGGCCGTGACCGACAAGGGCAACTTCGAAGTATTCGACCCGGCCGGCAATATGGTCGGTACCGGCCTCGTCGGCGCTGTCTTCACCGGCGGCGGCCTGAGCTTCACGATCGCAGACGCGACCGACTTCGTCGTGGGCGACAAGTTCCTGGTCACCGTTGCCGTCAGCGCGACCAAGTATGTGCAGCTTGCACCGACCGCAACGGACGGCAGCGAGGTCGCCGCAGGCATCCTGTGGGATTACTGCGATGCGTCGGCGGCCGATACACCTGCGGCAGCGATTACCCGTACGGCTGAAGTGAATTCCGCTGCACTGACGTGGCCGTCCGGTATCACTGCCGGTCAGCAAGCAACCGCAACTGCACAACTCGCAGCCCTGCGCATCATCCTTCGCTAACCCAGCTTCACCCTGATTCTCACCAGCGCCCCCGAAAGGGGGCGTTGTCGTTTCAGGCGCTCGCTTTTTTACCAGTTCGCCGCGAGGCGACATCCCTCACTTCTCTGGAGACACAGCAATGGCTTCGATGGACGTCTTCCGTGGCGACGCGTTCAACACTTTCAGTTTGACGCAAGCGCTCAACAATGTTCCCTCCCTTCCGAGCTTCCTCGGTGACCTCAAGATTTTTGAGGACGAACCGGTTCGCACGGAATATTTCGCCGTGGAAAAGCGCGACAACACGCTCAACCTCGTGCAGACCACGAAACGCGGTGCGCCGCCGAAGACGCGCACGAACGACAAGCGCGATCTTCGCTACTTCCCGACCGTGCGCATTGCCAATCACGATCGCGTGATGGCGTCCGAAATCCAGAACATCCGCGCCTTCGGTTCCGAATCGGAGCTGATGCAGGTACAGGATGAAGTAATGCGCCGCATGCTTGCGCTGCGCAACGATATTGCGTTGACGCATGAGAACATGCGCCTCGGCGCGATCATGGGCGTCGTCAAGGACGCCGATGGCAGCACGATCATCGACTACTTCTCGGCAAGCGGGTTCAATGTTTCGCAGGCCGCAGAGATCGACTTCAACCTCGATGCGACCAGCGGCGCCGGCGTCCGCACGGCGTGCGATGGCGTGGTCCGCGCAATGGTCCGTGCGGCGAAGGGTGCGTGGATCAACGGGCGCACCTACGCGATGGGTCTGTGCAGCGACACTTTCTGGGATGCGCTGATCGCGAATACCGAAGTGCGTGCGACCTACCTCAACCAAGTGGCTGCGGCGGATCTGCGCACCGGCACCGCTTACCAGCAGTTCCGGTATGGCGGCATCACCTTCGTCAACTATCAGGGCACCGACGACAACACGACAGTCACGGTGCCCACCGACAAGTGCAAGTTCTTCCCGGTCAATGCACCCGGCGTTTTCAAGCGTGCGCTGTCACCGGGCGAGTCGTTCGATTGGGTGAATACGCTGGGCCAGCCGGAATATGCTCGCCTGATCCCGGACGATGATCGCAACGAATACGTCGAGATCGATGTGCGTTCGTATCCGCTCTACGTCTGCACGAAACCGCTGATGCTCCAGCGCGCGAAGCTGACGTAAGCCGTGGGTATTTGGAAAAACAAGCGGCCGGCCGAGCAATCGGCCGCGCCGTTCGCTGCGCTTGACGTTCGCGAGGATCTGACGCTGCCCGTTCTTACCGAGATTCGCGACCTTCTGAAAGAGCAGGTTGAAATCGGCCGCGACCTCCAACGCAAGCTCGTCGGGTATCTCGGCAAGTGAGTAACTCAGCACTCACCTCGCTCGACGCCCGCGTGTTCAACGCGTTCGTCGGCGCCGGTCTTGCCGACGCAGCGACCTTCACCAGTGGGATCACATCAACGCCGTGCACGGTCATGGTGGACGACGGCGTGCAGTTGATCGGCGATCAATCGCGAGTCTTGGATGGCAAAACAACTGTGACCGCGCGGCTTGCGGAAATTGGCGCGGTGCCGGCGCGTGGCGACAAGTTCACGGTCGGAACTCGCGTACTCACGGTGGATGCGATTGCCGACAAAGACGAATCGATCATGGTTTGCATCATCAAGGATGGCTGCTGATGAGCTGCGCAAGAAACATCACGGTGCCACTTTACGTACGTTGCGGCACGACGTGGGATCAGTCTTTTTTGTACCGCGATAAGACCACGCAGGAGCCTATCGTCATCGACGACCTGAAGGCACGCGGCACGATCACGGATGATGCTGGAAATGTTGTGCTCGCTCTGAGCAGCACTGCCAGCCCGGCGACGCTGTCAATCCCGACAGGCGAGGGCCGCGTAAAGATCAGCGTCGGCTCGGACGTCACGCCTCAACTGTCCCCATCGAATGTGCGGCGCGAACTCAATTTGTATATCGAGTTGTACGACGACTCGGTCAGCCCAAATGTGGTCACGCCCTTTGTGCAAGGGGCGCTTGTAGCGCTTCCGGATCGCACGCCGTGAGCAATGAAGTTGTCGTTGAATTGACTGTCAGCGAGATTGTTGTCGAGCGTGAGGACGACGAGGTTGCGATCGAGGCTGCTGGAATTCGTGGTCCGGTTGGGCCGCAAGGTCCGAAGGGCGATTCGGGCACGGGAGTTGTGCCGACCATTGTCATGCCGGCCGGCGAACAGATTTTTGCGCATCGCGCAGTCAAGGCTGTCGCCGGAGTCATCTTTCTCGCCGATCCGACGCAATCGCTGGACGGAACCGAGATCGCGGGCGTGGCGCTCAATGCCGCTGCGATTGGGGAAGACGTCACCGTGCAGACCAACGGACCCTTGAGCGACCCGGCCTTCACGTTCTCAGCAGGGCTCGTGTGGTGCGGCCTAGGCGGGATTCTGACGCAAACCGAACCTACACCGGGCGCGGGCTTCGCGTGGCTTGCCGGGATCGGCGTAGCCACATCAGCGACCGACATTGTCATCAATCGAAACCTACTCGTGGAGTTCTGATATGGCCGCGCCAAAATATATCGCCCTCGTCTCGGGCTTCCTGAAACAAATCACGGCGGCGGTCACGAGCACAGCCGACTCAGTCGTCGCCACGGATGGCACTGGCAAGATCGATTCATCGTTCCTTCCGGCTGGCTTGGGCGTGGACACCATCACCGCTACCGCGTCCGAGGCCATAAGTGCTGGCGCGTTCGTCGATCTATACCTGGCTGGCGGAGTTCTAAAAGCGCGCAACGCCGATGCGAGCACGACCGGCAAATTTGCCGATGGCTTCGCTTTGTCGGCAATCTCCAGCGGAGCGAGTGGCAGCATCACGCTCGCCGGTCAAAACAACTCACTGTCTGCGCTGACCATCGGATCGGACTATTGGCTGGATCCTGCTGTGCCTGGTGGCGCGACGGCAACGCCGCCTTCGACCAGTGGCCAGACCAGTCAATATCTCGGCGTTGCGTTGTCGGCAGCGATTTTGGATTTCCATAAAGTACCGCCCGTTCTGCTGTGAGCGTAACTCGTAAGCTCGCACAATATCTGTCTGGGTTATTGAAGGCGGACGTTGTTGCGACGGATACACCGTCTGGCGCTGGCGGCACGATGTCGTCGTCGGACGCCGCGAAGGTCCCGCTACTCGACACGAGCGGCGGGATAGCGCCAGGGTTTTTGTACGCTGCCAGTGCGACGGTCAATGGCATCGTCACGACTGCCGCCCAATCGTTTGCGGGACGCAAGACGTTTCGAAGTGGCGTGATATTGGGCGTGGGTAGCCCGCCTCTTAGCCTGTATTACGACGATTGGACCGGAATCCTCCCAGGGGCCTCAACCGGCACCGGGCTGATTGCCGATGGCTCTGATCCACTGTACGCATTCGGTCCGTCGATCACGCTGTTTGCGAACAACGGTGTCGCTGGTGCAAAGGCTATTGCGCTGTCGCTGGGCGGTCCTGGTGGCGATGCCGCGCTCGGCTACAACGCGCTCGAACTGAACACGAACGCCGCAGGTTCCGGCGCGGATTGGAAACTGACGCTCGCAAGGCCTGTCAGCGGCATGACTGCGGCATGGACGTTGACGCTGCCGCCGAATGCAGGAACGTCTGGCTACGTTCTGCAGACGGATGGCTCCGGTAACACGAGCTGGGTTGCGCAGAGTGGTGGCAGCAGCACATTCGCCAGCTATACGGTACTCACCGCATCCGGCGGCGAGGACCAGATCAACATCAGCAATACGCCGATTTCCGGCTCGCTGACGATTTACAAAAACGGCCATCTGCTCACCGGATGGACGTTGACGAGCACGACGGTTCCGATCACGCCGCTTGCCGCAGGCGACGTGATCGTCGTCGATTACCTGGCCACGAGCAGCACTTCGGCTTCTACTCTCTCGACGGTCAACGACATTTATTTCAGCTTCTCTTCTTCGCGCTTGACGTGCGACGGCACGAACGCCAGCACGACGTTCACCGACGCGACAGGCAAGACATGGACTGGAGTAGGCGGCGCCCAGCTTGATACGTCGATCAAGCAGTGGGGCACGGCCTCCTTAAGCGTGACCGGCGGTAGCGATGCGATCACGACGCCACACCACGCTGATTTCAATTTTGGCCCGCTTGATTTCACGGTCGAGTTTTGGCTGTACCCGCAGCTGATCAATTCAACGTCGTACTTTTTCTCCAACATCCCGAACGCATGGAACGGCAGCGGACTTCCAACCGGGACAAATCTGTCGTGGGTGTGTTGGACAAATACCGCAGTTGGCGAGGGGGATAGCAAACTTTGTTTTTCCTGCGCTGTTGGTAGCACGACCTATAAGATGCAGGACTCGGTAACTATCGCGTCGCTCGGGACGGGATGGGTTAAATATGCAATTGTCAGGGACGGCGCGACGCTGCGTCTTTATCGCGGCATTGCCGGCACGCTGACGCAGGTTGCGTCTACGGCCATAGCTGGCGCGATCAACGACAACAACGACCAGGTATTCGTCACCGGAGGGAACTTCTCCGGCGGCTCCATCGTGGGCAACCACTCTGCCTGCTCACATCTGGACGATATCCGCACCCAGAAAGGCGTTTGCCGTTATCCGAACGGCACATCGGTTGCGGTGGAGTCCGCTGCACTCCCAACGAGCGGCAACGGGACGCCGGCCCCGACAGCGAACACCTATCTGCCCTTTGTGGCGGTGGCCAATAGCGCGACGCTGGGACGCAACACCGCGAACCTCGTCAGCACGGATACGGTGTCTGCTCTCACGCTACCGCACACCGCATTGGTTGACGGCGACATGGTGACATTCATCTCAGAGGGAACCGCCACGCCTTCGTACACAATTACCTCGGTCGGGCCGACGATCAAGACGCGAGCCGGCGATGACACGGTGTTGAACTGCGACCTGTCGTGCATGCAGTTCACGCTGACCTGGAAATACCCGTATTGGAGGCTGAACCTATGACAATCGCACTATCTGCGATAGTTGGGTTTGGCGGCTCTATCGCTTCTGGATCAACGTTCCCTGGTTCGCCAGCAACAAATCAGTTCTTCAACCGCACCGACATTGGTGGCGGTATGTTGTTTTTTTATGACGGCGCGAGATGGGTATCGGAGCAATTGTTCAACCTTGAATTAGGGATGATTCAAGGAACTTATCCGCAACCGCTCACGGCAACGACTGGAGATTTCACAGCTAGAGCGTTCCCGCCATTGCCGGGAACGGACATCTACTTGTTGACCTATCGCGCAACTGTTTTCGTTAACGGAGGAGGCTCGGCACTGAGTGGATCAAACAAGTGGGTTGGCGACACGCATAAGTACAACTCATCTGCGACTCCAACAACTATTGCGACGACAACAATAAATTCCGGCGCGTCTTCTACGGTGAGAACATTCGATACGACGATCAACGCACTTCTGACATCAAGCACTTTCAACCTAATTGAATCGTCATGGACGAAAACAGGTACGCCTGGCGGATTATTTGTATGGGAAAGCATCACCTATAGAGTTGTCGCAACGTGAGTCCCGAACAATCCATCTCCGAACGCATCTTCAGCGTGATCGAAAAGCGCATGCGTCGTATCAACAAGAAGGACGGCTATAACACCGACGCCGGCCTCAACGTTTTCCGCTCTCGTCGCACGCTCGATGTCGACGAACTGCCGGCCATTGTGATTTGGGACGGTGGCGAGATTCCTACCGAAGCCCTGCCATGCGCAGACTGCGACCAGGAATTGACGATTGACATCGAAGCACATGCACTGGTCAATCAAGACGAAACCGGGCTGATGCTGGAAGAAATCAAGGCCGACGTGAAACACGCGCTATTCGGAGACAACCCGAACGGCAGCATCAAGGATTTTCAGCAGATGAAACTCGCGGCCTTCGGATACAAGGGCTGCGTACCGGCCCCACGCGAGGATGGCTCTGCATCCGAATCGATCACGATGCACTTTCTTGCGCGGTACAAAGAAAACCTAGCCGCTTAAACGATCAACGCATTTCCGAACAGACCGCCCGCAAGGCGGTTTTTTTATGCCCGCCGCGAGCGGGCTTTTTCTTTTAGGAGCCCGCAATGACTCAACCGCATATCGTCACCGTCGAAAACAAGTACACAATCCCGAAAGGGAACGTGCTGTTCAATCAGCTTTTGGATGGCGTCTATCAAGGCTTCCGCCCGCTGGGCAACTGCCCAGGCTTCGACCTGACGGTTGCCGTGACGACCCTGGAGCACACCAATTCGCAGGGCGGTCTGGAAGTGACCGATTTCAAGCAGGCCACGAAGATTGTGCGCAGCGCGAAGATCACCTGCGACAACATGGATATCGAGAATCAGAAACTCTTTATCTCTGCTGACGATGCCACGATCACCCAAACCTCGACGCCGGTCACGGACTACAACATCGCGCTGGCCAACTCTGGACGCACGTACCAGCTCGGCGCCAGCACTTCCAATCCCGCAGGGGTGCGCGGTGTCAGTTCCGTTGCCGTGCGTATCGCTGAAGGCGACGGCGCGGCCGCTCGCGCAAACACGACCGCGTATGCAAAGGGCGATTTCTACGTCCCGGCGACGCCCAACTCCCATTACTACGTGTGCACCGTGGCAGGAACTTCTGCCGGTTCGCCGCCGAGCTTCAGCACCACGGGCACGACCTTCGCCGATGGCACCGCGACGTTCAAGGACCTTGGCCTCATCATCGTCCCGAGCACGACGGATGTGAACTACAAGCTCGATGCTGATCTTGCGCTGCTCAGCATTGTGGCTGCTGGCACCATCGCCGCCGCGTCCGCATTCGTCGCCTCCCTGGGCGTCACCGGCCTTGATGGCGTTGGCCTCAATGTCGATTACACCCCGGCAGCGAACTCGCGCACGCAGCTCACGACCTCGACGCTTGCGCAGCTCGACGGCCAGCTCAAGTTCATCGCCGACAACCCGTATGGCGACAATCAGGACGTATTCATCCCGAATGCGTCGCTGTCGGCCAATGGCTCCTTGCCGTTCGTGGGTTCTGCCATTGCCTCGATGTCGCTGGACGTTGGCGTGAACCAACCCGACGTGTCGGTGCCGGCGCTGTTTATCGACGGTCGCCCGGTCTAACTCTCCTCGCGGGTAATTGCCGCAACACTCAAGCCCGGCCGTCTTGGTCGGGCTTTCTTTTTTCTCTCCAGCACGGGATATGAGCCGATGGCCGCAACAGTCGTCGTTTCCCGCAGCCGTCCGGCCGGTCGCTCGGCAAATCCATCATGGCACTGAAAATCGAAACGGCCAACGTCTGGTCACGTCTTCAGACTGGGCTCGGTCAACTGGACAAGACGAGCCGCAGCACACTGAACCGTGCGGCCGTCACGCTCGGTCGTCGCTGGCCGGCGCAAGCCAAGCGCGATATCTCAAGCCAGTTCGCCCTGAAGCCTTCGAAGATATCGAAAACGCTGAAAGCTAGGGTCAGCGGCGGCAGTGTTTCGCTGACAGCCTTTGGCCGACCACAACCGCTGATTTCTTTTCCATCACGCCAGCCCAAGCGCGGCCTAGGCGTGATCGTGCAAATCGAAAATGGCAAGCCAGTACTAATAGCGCATGCGTTTATTCAGGTCCCCGTAGGCGCGCCGCAAGCCGGTCCGATGGTCTTCATTCGACTGTCGGCGCTTGGCGATCTTCCAGACGGCGTCACCGCTAAGTTGGTGAACGGCAATCGCACGAAGCACGGCTATCCGATTGCGTTGCTACGCGGACCGACCGTGGCGGACATGCTCGCTGCTGGTGACCGAGAGGATCGT